ATAAAGCTGTAAAATTTCGCCCGGAAGATTTATATTCTCCGGTTTTTGTTATTTTAGCGATAACAGTATTGAGGTTTTCTTGCACAATCAATCCAACTCTTCGTCTAGGTCAACCAGTTCCTGAATGTTTTTAGTCCTGAGAGCTCTGTCGATGCGTTTCTCTTTTCGCTTTCGACGGTTGCCTTCTCGGTCTGTATCCCAAACATCATAGTCCTCTTCTAGATCTTGAAAGTATCTTCTATTATTAATGGTTTTTCCCATTTCCCTCTCTCTTAGATTTTTTCTGCTGGAAAAGCTTTATTGAAAATATTTTTGTTTATAGTTTTTGGTAGCTGTTTGTCTTTAACTTGTATGAGAAGCTCTGCATCCTCAGGAAGAATCGATTCTAACATCTCAACAAACAGCTTTTCTCTTTTCTGTGGCGGAATATGATTGCCAGTTCCATCTATAAACATATATAAAAGTCTAGTCCTCGAATATAACATACCCTGAAGGTCAGGATATTCTCTATTCGGTTTATATTTAGGCGTTCCTGGTTCTAAAAGCCAATTAATTTTTGGGTGTAAGCCACACCTCAACACAACCTTTAGTGGCGCCGACTCATGCCTTCGAAGGAATTCTACTCGCTCTTTGGTATCGTCTATTTGTGCGGCTTTGTTGATAATAGCAGAAAGGGATTCTTTTAACAATGTGATCTCCTAGAAGTCATTTATTTTCTCCATCATATTTTTGAGTCGATGTTTGATAAAATAATTAAGAATTGATTTTCTGTCTTTCCCAGCTTGGCTTTCGTATTCTTGAATAATTTTTTCTGATATGGATTTCGGCACCATATCTAGATCGATCAAGAGTTGATTCCTATACCATCTCTGCAGAGACATATGATCGCAATATTCTTCTGGTCTTTTACCTAACCAACTATTTATTTTAGATTCTCTTAAAGGTTTTTGTCTCTCTCGCAAAACTAAAGAATTATCTCCCATCAGGATGCTGGGTATACCGTCACCCTTGTCGCCCCTGATAATATGTTCTTGTTTGTAGAGATCCGGATATGCGTGATAGATCTTTTTCTTTCTCACGGGATCATATTGTTCCACGCCCATATAGTTGTGCAGCTGGATAAAGTCTTTGTCACCAGAAAGAATCAGTATGCGTTTTCCTTCGGGACCAAACTTATGAACGAGAGTCGCGATAATATCATCGGCTTCAGCACCCTCAACCTGAACGAGCCTATAGGGCATGAATTGCTTGAGCTCTTCTTTGATTTTACCGAAAGACTCAAAGACAAGTTTCCAATCAAACAGCTGTTCTTCTTCTCTTTGTTGTCTTCGATTGGCTTTGTAATAGGGGAAAGCTTCTCGACGCCAGCTGTTCTTAGAATCACAGGCGATAACAATCTCGCCATAATCGCTGGAATATGCTGTTTTGAAAGAACGGATTGAATTAAGAATCATGTGTCTCAGAAGAGACTCATCAACTTCTTCTTTTTTCATTTTACCAATCTGGATCATCAGATTGGCCACCATAATTTGTTGTAGATCAACGATAATAATTTTCAAATCTCCAGATTCAATTATTTGACAACCCTGAGCAGAATACAATTCTCATTGATCCTGCCATTAGGAACTCTACTTTTAGTCTTTATCTCGCTCATGAATTTCCTGAGAATAATTTTACCACCACTGAGAACCTTGTTGATTTGCTCTTCTGGTTTCCTAAGAGTTTTCTGTTGTGATTCCTCTTTACAAAATCCAGTTATAGTTGTTCCCTTCATCGAAAGACCTGCGGGACCAGAAGCATTAAACATAACCATCTGCTTATATTTAGTGTTGTAAACCCAGAGTTGTTGACTTCCGACAATTTCAGTTGGTTGAATCGAGACAATCTTGAAAGGCTTAAACTCTTTCTGATATTTGATCCTCTTGACAACATCAACTGCCAGCTTCTGTTTCTTCTTCCTGGGTTTCCGAACCTTTGACGCCTTACGATTAGAAGTGTGGCGATCTAAGTCTGCCATCCATTCTTCCAGAAACCTGGCCTGCTTGAGCCTGTCTTTTCCGAATGAGTTTCTGACTTCTTTGTCGGTGCAATTAAGATCTTCAAGAACACGACTGTAGTAGTCGCGAATCATACCAGAGATTTGCGGCGAAACATTATTTTTCTGAAGAAAATCATAAAGAGCAAACTTCTGTGATTTCGTTACAAAAAGATCATAAGCTTCTTCTAGATCCGCGATAACGTTTTGGCCTTTTTCTTTGATCCGTTCTTGGATGTTGGGTTTTTCTTTTGTTGTTGTGATCTCTTCAGGATCGCTCAACTTGGAACCAGAATTGATAATTTCTTTAACTTTATATTCAAAACGCTGTTGCGTTTCTTTATCGAACTTAGTTCCATTGAGTGCCATCTTGGCCATCCAGAACACGGTCGGTATGACTCGTTTCGGATTGATCCTCTTGGCAGAACGAATATCTGATTTGGAGGAGCCACTGCGATCTAAATAATCTAGAAACCACCTGTGGCCTTTCTCGGCATCTTGGGTGTAGTTATACCAAGTCAGAGCCTTGGATAGCTGAAGATTATCGATCTTGCCGATAATAATGGGTTCGGCGCCATAGTAAACATCCGTATTACCAGATGACCTACGAGCCTTACGTTTTTTAACTTTAAGCATTTTTCTTCCCTAAGCTAGAACACCATTCTAGCCTAAATTAACTGAAAAGTCAATCGTTTTTTACGAATGATATCAATGACTTCCACTGGGGAATTACAGCATCCCAGCTGTATCTGTGGTCAACATAAAACTTATTTAAGGAGAAATTCATGTTATCTTTATTTTCCAGCAGAAAGTGAATAGAATCTTCTAGATTATTGTGAAAAACCCCAGCATGTTCATTCATATATTCTGAATATCGATACATGTGGTTGAGGCCTGCCGAAATCTCAGGAAGAGCCGCCAAATCAGAGTGCACACAAAGACACCCAGCAGACATAGCCTCTACCATAGCCAAGCAAAAAGTTTCTTTCCACATAGAGGGATAAGCAAAGATATGCGCCTGTTGAAGAGCCTGCCTTACAACACTGTTTGGTTGGAACCCATGATAATTAATCCCAGGATGATTCCTGCAACGATCAAAAAGGGGCTCATAAACTTTATCCCTCTCTGGCCATCCATAGATATTGAACGAAGAGAAAACATCCAACTCTAGTTTACCATCAAACTTCTCATAAAGATTTTCAAATACGGGAACAAGAATCTCAAGACCCCTGTGTGGTGTTGATGTGTAAATCAACTTCACTTTATCAGTAGGATCAGGTTTCTTAACTTGTGGAATTGGTTCAATAGCGTTATGAATAACAAAACATTTGTGGTTGTTTGGAATGCCAAGTTTGTCGATGTATTGTTGCATTTGCCAGTAAGAAACAAAGACCAGAGCGGAGAATCTGTTTCTTGAGAGGTCATTGCTTAGGTGTTGAGACTCTGGATCTTCTGGCAAATCGTGCAGATGCAGAATTCGTTTTTTGTTTCGCTCAATATCTCTGACTCTTGAGCTTATAAGCTGAATGCCATCGAGACTATCACCCAACCTTTCAAACAATCCTCGCGTCACGAGTTCTGTCCCGCCATTGGCATTGACGTTCAATTCATTTATTTGCATTTTTATTGTCCATAGATTTAATAAAGTCTTTGAATTGCTGACGCGGCAGATGACCGTAATTAATGAAAAGGTCTACGCCATATGACGTCAATATCGGTTTATAACTTATTTGATCCAAACGAGCAAAATTATTTTTCAATAAAATATTGACTGCTTCTTCGTCAGCCCATATCTCTGTAAATAAAATAGTCGGAAATATCATGTCGTTTCATGCACAATAAAATCAATAACAGAGTCCTTTCGAAAAGACCTCCAACCAGAGTTTTCGATGTCCCAGACAGAAACGATATTCTCGTTGGTCTTTCGTTCCGATTCTGTTTGTTTTTCCGGAAGAAGATCTTCTTTAAGAGTGCACAGCATTCGCCGAACATCTCCATTCACTTTGGTGAAAACCACTGTGCACTTATTATTCTTTAGATCATTAACATACATCATTTTAGATACTCCTTCAATCTATCAAATCCACCAACTTCAATATTAAACTGATCGCCATCTTCACTATATTTTTGATGAACAATCATAGGAAATGTTTTTTGTTCTGGAAACTTTGTTCTAAATTCTTCCAGAGTATAATCAGATCCAAGATTCTTAACTTCAAATTTCTTTGAGCGCATCAGCAAAAAGCTCTTTGCTTGCTGACAAAAAGAACAATTGTCTTTAGAGTATACAGTAAACGTTTCTTGCATAATATGTGGTTCCGTTAAGCAGCTTTTTTCTCTTCAAGTAAAGTTAGCGAATGTTCACGATCGATGAAAAAATACTCGATTTTGACTGGGGAAAATTGTTGCATCTCATCAATGATGTCTTGTGGAGTAAGAGTTGAGCATGTATACACATCAAACTCCATCAATCCAGGACTTACTGCATCCCACACATGCATGGCAATGTGGCTCGTCTCAATGATTGTAACTGCGGTCAATCCCTGATTTCCGACCATATTGGAGTAGACGCTATATGGTCCCATAAGAATTTTCATTCCAATTTTATCTACCAATTTTTTCATCCACTCATTAATAAGATCGGTGTCTTTTGGTGGATTGTTTACTTCTGCTCTGATTATCAGATGCTTGTGTTCGAGTACCTTTTGCAATTCAAGTAAATTCCCTATAAAGATGTTGAAAAAAATTAATGGGTGTAACTGGGGTCCGTTGCTACGTCAGTCAATTTGACGTGAGTGGGGACACCACCCTCGCCACGATGTATAGCATAAACAAAATGATTTCCAGCGGGAGAAACGTGAACACATTTTTCCTGATTTTTCGATGAGAAGAATGTTTCGCCCCCTTTGTGCTTTATCATAAGATTAGTTTCAAGATCGTGCTCTGGATGTGGAAGTCTTGTTTCTGGTCCAACCCAATCAGGTATTCCACCAGTGCGCAACTTTCGCGATGTCGGTTTTGCCTTTGCTTCTTTGATTAATTGTCTCATTGATGGCGTCATTTTCATTTCATTCTCCTGTTTTTATCTTACCTGTTTTTTAAGTTTTGTCAAGCAATTTTGATATTTTTTAGGTGGCTCGACGACACCTTGACAGACAACCAATCATTATAAAATTTATCAGAAATAATAGCGTCAGATTCTAAAATATATTTCGACTCAAAGTAGTTACATTCTCCTCGACTTTTACAAAAACGAAGAATTGTTCGTTTAAAACAATCTTCGCCAAAAAGCTTTACGTCCTCTAATAATTCTTTGGATGATCCGAAATAAGTTTTCCAGTCAGACTGTTTTCTTATCTTTTTTCTTTTACCCTTAACTTGTTTGTATCCAGCTTTAGTAAGAAGTTTTTTACCATAATATTTTTTGCCGTTTTTAGAACATTCTATAAGATAGACAAACCCAAAAGCGTCTTCAGGAGGTTCTTCTAATATTTTTCCATCATAATGCCAAGACAATTATTTTGTGCCGTGATTATGTATGGTAATAACACCATTTCCGTGAAAAGTTATAGATCTTAATGTGTCGCTTGATGTTGGTTTAGGAGGTGGGCCTAATCCCTTTACTCTATTATTTTGCTGTTTTATGTGTTTCATGGCCCAATTAATAAACGCAGGAGGAGATAATATCTCCGGAGATAATATCTCCTGCGGAGGAGATAACCTTAAATTTCTGGAAACTCCTGTCGTGTTTACGTGAAATTGTTCAGGATTATTTTTGTCACCTTCGAAATGATTTATGTCCACTTTAACGTTTAAATTTTTTGATGTTTTTGTTCTCAATTCATTAGCGATATTTGAAGCTGCGATTTCTCCCAATTGTTTAAAAGAACCGTGCCAATCAACTTTGGGTTTATTCCCCCCAAAAATAAACTGTCTGAACGTTTTCAATCGCATCTCCTAGATTATATTTTGTTATATTTATAAAAAATCCCCAGGCGGTCCCAGGGATTTTTATATTTGCGATCTACAGCAGTTTATGTAGAGGTGTTTGCCCCAGTCTCAGTTGGTTCAGTTGGCTCGGGAGGTGTTGGCGGTAACACGTTCGCTAAAGCTAACTGAAGAGAATTTAGTTGATCTTGCAGTTCTTTTAATTGATCAGAGTTTTCTACTGGAACTTCTTTTATGGTTTCTACTGGAACTTCTTTGACGACTTCAACTTCTTTGATGACTTCAACAATTCTTTCTGGCCCAGGAACTTCTTTGATAACTTCTACCTCTTTAACGACCTCAACAGGAACTTCCTTGATGACCTCGACTTCTTTGATGACTTCAACAGGAACCTCAACTCGAACTTCTTTAATAACCTCAACTTCTTTGATAACTTCTACTTCTTTGATGACTTCAACAGGAACTTCCTTGACGATTTCCACTTCCTTAATGACTTCAACAGGAATTTCCTTGACGACCTCAACAATTCTTTCTGGCCCAGGAACTTCTTTGATAACTTCTACTTCTTTGATGACATCTTTGAAGATTTCCACAGGAACTTCTTTGACGATTTCAACAATTTCTGTGGGTCCAGGAATTTCTATTTCAATAACACGTTCGGGTCCAGGAACTTCCTTGATGACTTCAACAGGAACTTCAACTCGAACTTCTTTGACAACCTCAACAATACGCTCAGGTCCAGGAACTTCTACTATTACAGGAGAGTTATCGAGTTTTCCAGACATGAAATCATTGAGTTTTTGTAGCTCAACGTCCCGAGCTTTTAGAACCTGAATCTCTTGCATAGTTCTTTCAATCTCATTCTGATCTCGTTCAGACTGAGATAAAGCGCGCTCTTCTCTATCTTTAATTTCTTTTTGTTTAGCTTTTATCAAAGCTTCAAGTTGATCGACACGCTGTTTTGCGGAAAATCCTAACTGCTTTAGCTCTTCGAGTATCTGTGACATTTTGGACCCTTTGTTAAGATACGAATCTTTCTTATTTATAAAAACTAAATCTCAGTCACCGTGCAGTCTCCAGAAACGCAAGCGAATTCATTTGCTGATTTCGTCTGATCCCCTCGTTCATAGCTTGGGAATAAATCCCAGTCAATTTTGGGGAAATTGTCCACCCACTTGTTATAGGTTTCCTCGTCAATTTCCTGGAATGGAGCTTGCTGATAAACGCTGTCGTCTTTGGGCAGGAACGAAATACCAGCAATATCATCAAAGTTGTTATAAACAAAATTTGCTACTGCCAGCCACTCGTCTTCACCAACCTTAATTGTGACTGATGGGTTGTGTTCGCACCACTTCTGGAAAGAAATCATCCAGTAATTAAGGTGTTCGATAGCACCAATATCAGAAGAAACAAGTGCATTTTTGGGAGCTTTCTGTGGGAAAGAGAACACCATGCGGTCATTTGGCTTCATGATATCTGGTTCATGAGGAACGCCCTGATCAATCAGGAACTTGGTGATAGCTTCCACATTGTTCGAACGAATTGTTCGGATGTAGTGTCTATAGAAACGAGTATGCACTCCGGGAGCAGAGTCAACTAATTCTGAAACTGTTCCTGATGGTTTCTGACAAGTAATAGAAACGGACTGATTGATGCCGAGTTTCTTGGCCCAGATCTCATTGGTTTCGATCGCGACCTGCTTTAGTTCTGGCATCCATTCAAAGGAAAGAATATTATCAAACACTCCCGTCAGAGAAACTCCGAGAAGCCTTTCTTCTTCGCAATTGTCTTTCCAGACTTTGCGGAGATATTTGAAATTAGTAAGAGTTGATTGGACCGTGCCAATGATTGTGGCTAACTCAACTTTAGTTTTCAAGGTTTCGATTGTATCAGTGTCACGAACTACGACCTCTGAAAGATTACAAAACTGATATGGACGGAGAATAATTTCGGCGCATGGGTTCACACCGAAAGCAACATCGCTATTTCTCCTGCCTGTTCGCTCAGCTTGCTTTTTCAGAGCATGACGATTGATGATGCCACGCTCGCCAGACTTGGAGTCATAGATAGCTTTCCACTCATCAATAAACTGAGAAAGAGTGGGCTTTTCATCGTAAATAGCTGAGTTGTTGGCCAGAGACCTGTGGGGGTGTGTCTGCCACCAGTTCCCTGATTTAGCCAAAGCCATTTCTTTATCAGAAAGGTCAGATAGTGAGATCAGAGCAGCCCTGCGAACTCCTCCGACAACCACACAGTCTGCAATCTTACAAACGATATCGTGGCACTCAATCGGCCTTAGTTTTCTTCCAGAAGCTTCTCTTACTGTTTTGATGATATAATCAAAGGTCTCTTTTAGAGGACCAGGGCCTGAAGCTCTTCCACCGAATGTTTTAAGAGGAGCTCCTGCGGGTCGGACCAAAGAATAATCAATCTCTGGAACCTGTCCGGACCAAAGAAGAGCAAGAAGTTCTTTTAGGGCTCGAGCCCACCCAGCCTTTGAGTCGCCCACAACGATCTTGGTATTTGACTTCTCGAAATGTTCTGAAATGCTTGGAAGCTTGTCTACGTTTCTCCGCTCAACCGAAAATCCTACGCCTGTTCCGCAAAGGGTAACGTAGAACATCTCGTCGAAAGATCTCAGACTGTCAATTGGAAGATAAGAACAGTTATAGCCTGCCACGTTGCACCTATCAAGAGCAGGTCCTGCAGTCATAAGAGCTCTCATTGAAGGCATAACTTCTAGATTGAGAATAGCCAAACGAATCCGCTCAACTGTCTTGGAATCGACGCATTTGCTGAGGACATTATCGCAATATCGTTGAACAGTTTCTTCCCAAACTTCCCTGCGATTTTCCTTTTCCAACCATCTCGCATACTTAGAAACTGCAATAATTTTTTGATAATCTTTCATAACACACACCTTTGTTGAGATTGCTGGGAATTCATATTTAGTTTTGTAAACGTTGAATTAACGGTCATTAAAAATACTTAATTTACGGGAACGCAACAACAGAAATACAGGAACGAAACTGTTCTGTCTGAGGGAGAAGAATCACCCGCTTTATAGAAACGATAATCGTCTTCCATCGAAGGTTCGTAGTCAAAATTAAAGTTATACATAATTTTCTCCTATACTGCCATTGGGGCTTTGATTGCTGGATGTGGATTGTAGTTGTTTAGTTTAAATTCGTCTATCAGTTCGTGGAAAAAAGATAGGGGAAGTTGTCTCAGGTCAGGTATAGAAAGTGTCGGTTCCTGACGAGATTCTCTTTGCAACTGCAACATTACCTGATCCGTATGATTTTTATAGATATGGATATCTCCAAAAGACATAATCAGTCGGCCTGGTTTCAGATTACTCAACTGGGCGATAATGTATGTTAGAAGAGAATAACTGGCGATATTAAAAGGCAAGCCTAGAAAAGTATCAACGGATCGCTGATACATGTGGCATTCGAGATAACCATCATTTGTAACATTAAACTGGGCGAAGATATGACAGGGAGGCAGACACATATCATCTAACTCTCCTGGATTCCAAGCAGTGACAATATGCCTTCGACCCATTGGGTCTTTAATAAGACCATCAATCAGATTGCTTACCTGATCGACTGCTCTGCCGTCAGGCGTTTTCCAATTTCGCCACTGAACTCCATAAATTCTACCAGCGTCTCCAACAAACAGCTGTTTATTTCTGTTTACCCAATAATTAGACTGGACGTTTTCAGTCCATATGGTTTTGTGGGTTTCAAAGCTTTTAACAAATCGATCTTCTTCCTCTTCAACCGAGTCATAATCGGCTTTATAATATTCAAACGGATTCTTGCCGTTTTTATGGACCATATAAGCAAGAAATCTTTCATCGGCTTCTCCTGTTAGAAACCAAAGAAGCTCAGAAACTATTGCTCTCCATGCCATCCTTTTAGTTGTAAGAGCAGGAAAGGTTTGTTTAATATCAAACTCTATTTGCCCACCAAACACACTAAGAGTATCAACGCCCGTGCGATTCTTGCGGAGTTGTCCTCTGGATAGCACGTCTTTTAAGAGATTATGATAAACCTCATCGTGCCTGTTGAAAATTGCTTCTGAAGTCATTTTTTGTTTTTCTTTCTTCTATGTCACACATTTTTCTTTGATTTAAGACCAAAAGGGCATTGAGTCCCTGAAAGGTATTGGCTTTAATGGTTTTAAGTATTTGTTCCTGAGAGAGTCCAGAAAGAAACATCTCGTTTATATCTTTTTGTTGTATTGATGGTGGCCAGATAACAACACTGAAACCTTTATCAATAGCAGATTTAATCTGTTTGACTATCTGTTTATTTCTGGGTTCGTTATCATATATGACTACCATACTACTTTTGTCGATTCCAGTCAAGTTAATTATTGAAGTTAGATTGCCTCCTGCTGCAGCGATAGCGTTTGGCAAAAACATTGCATCGAATGGCCCCTCTGTCAGATAGACAGTCGATGAGGTATCAACAGTTTCCATACCCCAAATTTTTGGAGCTTCATCAAAAAGCATAATGGTAATATAACGAAGCTTGCTTTTCGGATCGAGGGATCTTCCCTGAAAGCCAACAAGGATCTTATTCTTATCTATAAAAGGTATAATTATCCTCGGTTCCTCAGGGCAATCATCGGTAAGTTTACCAGGAACAAATTTATTGACGAGCTCTTTAAACTTCTCGGCGTAATAAATTCGATAATGCTGATTCGGCGGTATCTTTCTATTCTCGATATATTGTTTTGCGGGATGATCGTGGGGCAGAGAAGATATCTTTGGAATCTGATTAAGAATGGTAGCCTTGACGAATTTAGGCTTCTTCATTTTATCAGCGAATAACTCAACGTCTGTCTTTTCGACCTTATTGCTGTTTTGCAATTTCTCTTTGATAAACTGATAATATGTGGTGTTATCGAACTTTTTAAGAAAGTTAGAAAAATACATCGATGTCATGCAATTATGACAATGATACCGATATGAACCTTTTTTGGGGTAAAGATATCCACGAGCCTTGGTAGATTTCTTCTGAGAATCCTCACACAAGACACAACGAAAATTAAAGATAGATTTTGATTTTGATTTAAATCGGGGAAGTTTAGAAGATATTAGAAAGATGTATTTTCGCTCAAGCCATTCCATAGGTCACCACTCATAGAGGTTGAATATTAATCAGTGCATTACTGATTATACTTCTTCTATCAGTTTAGACAAGCTATTTTCGGAAGTTTTCTCAAAAATACCGATGCCAACAATATAATCAACTCCATCAGGTAATCTAATTGGAAACTTTCTTCCCACAAAAATGCCTTTTGGTGTTTTTTCCGTTAAATGAATACCTTCTTGTTGTTTGTAAACCTTCTCGTCGTTCTGAGTAAAAACAGCTGCTGTTTCTTTATCCCAAATTTCTTCATCGGTTTTCCCATCATACAAACTGGCTGGGCCCTGCAATATTTCTTTGGCGTGTCCCTTTGAGCATCTTATCATAACATATTCGTTTTCTGCCATTCTTCTTTTAACCCAAGAAATGCCAGGATCTGAATCAATAAAATCTCTTAAGATATCTGAGGGTATGACATGTTTGTTTTGGCCGAGTCTCTCCTCAGTCAGTTCTCTGGTCAATCTTTCGATAGTTTCTTCGGCTGTTTTCAGACGATTGGAGACTCTTTCTGAATAAGACCTCTCCCTCTCAGCCTCGTCTATCTCGTCTTGTTTTTTCTGTCTTTTGGCTTTTTGCCTTTCGTTAATAATATAAACGAGGGCGGCAGATATCGGAGTAGCAATAGAAAGCACTTGCGTAATGATCTGATCCAGCGTCATTTCTGTTTTCCTAAGAGGCTACTTACTTTTATTATATATTTACAAGAATTTTGCTCTTAGCCGCCCAGATCGAATAAAATGTAATAATATTGAAAAATAAAAATATTTCTATCAACCACCAAGTTTCCAGCGTCTGAAAGATCTGTTGCGTTACTTGTGGAGCGGACGTAAGATACATAACAACGCTTCCTAGAGCGACAACAAGATAATTTAATGATATGATGCAAAAAAGTCTAGACCCAACAATAGAATTTACTTTGGGGATGGCCGCTCGTTGCGGATCATAAGAAGATAGTTTCTTAGAAAACGACCAGGACGACCAAGAAACAGCCAACATAGATAAAAACCAAAGGCACATCTCAAAGCTTACGTTATAAAACATCATTTTGCTCCGCTGATGAGTCTTCTAGCAACTGCTAGTGATTGTTTATTATCGTCTTCAGTTCCTGCATTAATAATACTTAACGCCGCCACAAGCATGAGAATTTCTTTTGTGTTATCTTTTTTGCTAGTTTTGTATTTTGCAAGAAGATTACCAATCAGAGTTACGAGGGTGCTTCTTACGGAATCTGGTTTATTCTCCTTTTCCATCTTTCCCTCCCTCATAGTATTCTTTAAACCCTAGATAAACGCTATTTTTATCATCTATATATTTTTTAATGTCAGCAAAGTTTAAGCTGAGAGCTTCGTAACCATCATCGGTTAAAGCGAACAAAACAGGATTTATGTTTTGGGATTTTAGTTTTTCCATAACCTCAGTGAAATTTTGTTCAGTGACGATATACCATTTAATGTCTCTCATTGAGACATAATCTGGCTGCGGTAATACCAAATCGGGTTTATCTACTGGTATTACTTCAATATCTGTCTTTGGAGTCTGGCAACCGCTAAGGAAGAACAGTGCCAGGGCAGTCGCGCAACTTGCCAGTCTCGTCATACTCTTTTCTTTCTTCTTCGGTTAGAGGGTTTCCTGTTGATATTTCCATACAACGGAACACTTTCTTGGTTCC